TGATTCTTCTGATAATTGGATAGATACAGATGTAAGTTCTGAATCTACTGAAGTAAAAGGTATTGCTAATACAGTATGGACTCAATCAGTAAAAGATGCGTATAAGGTAAACCTTATAGCAAATAAACCATAAGGGGTAAAATATGGCACTAACACAAGTAAAAACAAGTGGTATAGCTGATGATGCTGTTACCCAAGACAAAGTAGCTAATGATGATTATATGTATAAGACAGTCACGAAATAGTACCCACATTAAGAAGTGTCACATAATATTTCCTTTATTGGTATCGGTAGGTTATACTACTATCAGTCTATAATTGATTGATGAGTAAAGACATGACAGGCATGGAGAAACTTTTCTTCGTGTTTTCTTTTGTGTGGGCATTACATTGGGGTTCCCGTGTATTCACGTCTGCTTTTAACTCTATCTTTTTTTGATATGAAAACTGCTATTAAAACTGAATTCATTTGTGTTAAACCACGTTCTAAGTTAGCACAAGACCGATTTGATAATTGTATGGATAGACTCCATTCGTGTCGTGTAATTAAACGTAAGCACGGTAGAGTATTTCTAGAATCTATCTCTAATCGGTATACCTTTGAGATGTTTGAGGGTAACGATGACCATTGGGAAGTAGTCACCTAGATAAACATAAAGATACCTCTTATGAAAGACCAGAATGCCATTCGTGAAGAAGAGACTAAGGATCAGAAATGGAATCGTGGATTGGATCTGTATATAGAATCTGTTCAGAAACCAGACGTTGTTTTACGTGCTTGCGCTCATAATCAGAAATGTTTTAATGAGTTAATGGAAGTAAGAGAGCATGTCTTGAAGTATGTTAAGACGTTAAGGCGGTAAGTATAAACTCGTAGGCATTTATTTTTGTAAAACCGAACCCTTTTTGTGTTGCTTTGCTGACTAAATAGATATAGAATTGGGGAACAAGATGTAACCAAACCTTTCTTGGTTATGGTGTTCAAGTTAACAAAATGGAGGTCATCAATGCACAATCTAGTATCCTATAATCAATTAGCGGGTTGGAAAAGTAAAGTGGAAGAAGTAGAACAAGACCATGAATCCGCAATAAATGATTATTTTCAGTGCCTCACAGAGTGTGATGACAATGCCGGTGTATGTAAACGAATCTGTAAGGAGGTTCTAGTCTAACAATTAGTCCAATTAACCATAATAACCTCTGGCATACATAATGTCAGGGGTTTTTTATTTTGGGTGAAAGTAATGAGAGAAGAAGTTTTAGAACTCTTAAAAAGCGATGCGTATAAGAAGGGTGAATATACCCTTGCTTCTGGTCGTAAGAGTGAACACTATGTTAATTGTAAACCAGTAACTCTAACAGCAAGAGGACTTACTCTTGTAAGTTTAATGTTCTTAGAATTTATAGAGAAAGAATCAGTAGCAGTGGCAGGACTTACCCTAGGTGCTGATCCATTAGTGAGTGGAGTTGCTGTAGTATCTGCGTTAGAGCATAGGATGATTGATGCACTAATTGTTAGAAAGGAAGCAAAGGGTCATGGTACAGGTGCGTGGATTGAAGGTAAGTTGCCATCTGAGGGTTCTCGTGTTACAGTATTAGAGGATGTAGTTACAACTGGAGGATCGTCAATAAAGGCGGTTGAGAAATTACGTGATGCGGGTTACGTAGTGGATCGTGTAGTTGCAATCGTGAATAGACAAGAAGGAACTGAAGCAGATGATGCTATGAAAAAAGCAGGACTTGAATTGTTTAGTATATTTTCCTTGGAGGAATTAACCAAATGACACTCAGATCACATACAGTTGAGAAGAAGAATTCTAAGAACAATCAGGTGTGGGAGTGGGAAGAAACTCCAGAACTTGTAGCAGCAATAGAACAATTGCACAAGTCTTCTGAAGTAGTGAAAGCTATTGGTTCACCTAAAAAGTTATATGTGGGAACTAATACCAATTATGCTCCACAGAAGAAATCTGTGGTAAAATAAATAAATCGTATTTGTAAGGATTATTCTAATGGCATCGTATAAAGTTACTACCATAGACACAGATGGTAATGAGACTACGTTTGAATGTGGTGATGATCAGTATATTTTAGATGCAGCAGAGGAAGAAGGTGTTGATGCTCCTTATTCTTGTCGTGCTGGTGCTTGTTCTACCTGTGCAGGTAAAGTTTTAGAAGGAACAGTAGATCAAGAGGAACAATCTTTCCTTGATGATGACCAACTGGAAGCAGGATTTGTTCTTACTTGTGTTGCATATCCTAAGTCTGATTGTAAGATTCAATTAGGACAAGAGGAAGAACTATACTAAATAGTCTCTTGGATACACTATAGAGAAACATTTGAAGGATTTAACTGACAAAAAAGCAGCGAAAAAGATTATCAAGAGAGCAAAGAAGCATCCTGATTGGTATACTGAACAGGATGTAAAATTTGCTAAGATGATTAAGAGAAAAATTAAAGAAAGTGAGATGAAGCATGACAACGAACAGGTACAAGGATAATCCTCTTGAACATTTGGAAGCATGGTTGTATGAATCTCTTAACTCAAATGCCATCCCAAAAGATGTGTATGAGGTTCTTTTAAATACAATTCAAGAACAGGTTAAGTATCATGAAGAAGGTCTTGAAAAAGCCCAACAACTCTTATCCTTAGTGAATGGAAAAGATATTGGTGTTAAAGATGTAACTAACTCTCAATCTGATTGGCAAGACTTCTGGGAGGGTAAAACTCCTGATGGTGAGTTTGAGGGAAAACTAAGTGAATATGGGTATGAATACACATCTATACCTTCCAGATATTGAGAAGTGTTGCGATACCCTAAAGACAATATTAAGAATCTAGGATTTCGTATAGATAGTGTTATAGTATCAACACACCCAGGAGAAACCAATGATTAATCTTGACGACAGATACCACTCATACTTAGGCGGAAGCAAGACAATGAGGATAGATGGAGTTAATGAACAAATCAAAGGTTATGGTTGGGAAGATGATGGAAAGGATATTATAGGTTACTATGTAACTACAGAAAATTATCAACTCCATTACACTAAGGATGGGATTTTCTTAAGTATGGAAGCACTACGTGGAATGGTTACTGCATGAAATTATTATTAGTGTCTCTTATTGCTTTGAGTGCGTGTACTCCAGCAATAGCAGAACAAACTGAGTACGACCCAGGAAGTTCTTCTAGTCGTACATGTTATAGAAGTGAGTATCGTGAAGAGTATGTACCAGGGACAGAAAATGACCCTGGTTATGTAAGTTCGTGGAAAGAAACTGTTGAAGTTCCTTGTGATGATGATGTAGCTACGGGTACTAAAGTTTATAGAAAAACAGTAGTAGAGTATGATGACAATGATTGTTCTGAGGGAACTGTTATTGGTGGTCTGCTAGGTGGTGGTCTTGCGGGGTTTGGATCTCGTGGAAAGGATCGGTGGTGGGCAATTCCTACTGGCATCGTGGGTGGTGCTATGGTAGGGTGTCAGATGGATGGGGGGTGACGCTTAAAGTGCCACTATAGTATACGACTGATTTTATTATGACATTACTTCCCTATATTGGATCAGTCATTAACTTGGGGAACTCATTTTCTCAAGCAACACGACCTAAAAATGTAGGTCAGATGAGTGATTTGATACAAGAATATCGTGAATCTACTGCTTGTCTGTCTCAAGATGGGTGGCAATCTTTCTATGATGAGCAACAGGGACTTGATAAGATTGATGTTGCTGCTGATAAGATATGGGACTATGTTCAGAGAATTAAAAAGAATTTAAACGAACTTGATCGTGATGATGTATACAATTGGACTAAAGATTTGATCGTGAATAAAACATTCTCAGGATTACAAGTTCAATTAGATATACTTGAAATGGTATCTGAAACAGGTGAATATAGACTTGCAACTCCAGATGAAGAATCAAAAGGGATTGATGGAGTTGTTGATGGTAAGTATGTTTCAATTAAACCACATACTTACAAAAAGACTATTGAATCTGGCAAAGAAACAATAAACTATGATATAATATACTATAAGAATACAAAAAATGGTCTGGTTGTTACTCAATGAATCGAATAATTTGTAATGATGCACTAACAGCATTAAAATCCATTGATGATAATAGTGTGGATATTGTATTAACATCCCCACCATATAATTTTGACATGCAATATGATGAACATGATGATAAAGATGATAATTTGAAATATATTGATACTCTTGTAAATATCTTTAATGAATGTAAACGTACACTTAAAGATGGTGGGCGTTTAATTATTAATATTCAACCAAATTATAAAGACTACTTTCCATCACATCATTATCTTACTACTAAGTTAATAGATAGTGGATTAATATGGAGGGGAGAAATACTTTGGTTGAAGAATAATCTGAAGAAACTAACAGCATGGGGTAGTTATAAATCTCCCTCTTCTCCTTACTTAAACTATCCATTTGAGTTTATTGAAGTATTCAGTAAGAAGACAATTAAGCATGTAGGTGATAAGAATGACATTGATATTACTAAAGAAGAGTTTATCAAATATGTAAATGGTCATTGGTCAATAGCACCAGAAATTAGAATGAAAGAATATAATCATCCTGCTATGTTTCCAGAAGAGTTAGTAAGAAGATGTCTTAAATTATTCTCTTATAAAAATGATATTATCCTTGATCCTTTTAATGGTGTAGGAACAACAACATTAGTTGCACATCAATTAGGTAGAAAATATATTGGAATTGATATTAGTGAGGTATATTGTGATACTGCACAATTAAGAATAGATCAACATCAACCACTTGACAATTTTTTCCAATGATTGATAATAATGAAGATGTTTTATCTAAGAAAGATCTTCAGGTAGAAAACAAAGGGGTGACGGTTAAAGTGCCACTATAGTGTACCCATGTAAGTACGGTCGGTCATTGGGATGGTGAGAACCACCGAGCAAGGCAATGTAGCGAATCAATTGATCGTGGATAAGACCTTGCTCACTCAAACTATTTCTTTTCTTATTATGGCAACAAGAGCACGAATTGGTTTAAGATTAGCAGAAGATGCTATTCTTTCTGTGTATCATCATTGGGATGGTTATCCTCAGTGGTTAGGTATTCATCTTCGCCAGAATTACAGAACTAAAGATAAGATAGCAGAGCTATTAGATGGTGGTGATATTTCGTGTATAGATTCTGATACTGATTGGAATCTTGAGAAGGTGGAGAATCATGTTCAATATTATAATGATCGTGGTGAAAAGACTGAACCTCGTTTAGATCTTAATGACGGTGATTTCTTCGTTAATAATGAAGAATATGCATATATCTTTGACGATGGTGAATGGTTATGCTATGATTTACATGCCGACGAACCACAATTAGTGGACATTCCTTTAGCGATACTTACCAAATGAACTCATTATTAGTACAGTTATCTAAGAATGAACTGTCTATTCTCTTGTCTGCTCTTAACTATTTGAGCACAAGAGAAGAAAAGCAACTACATCATGAATATGGATCTATTCTCAGGTTATATAATAAACTTGAGAAAAACTATGATGATGTAGTAAAGACTGAAAATTGTGCATGTAACCCTACCACGGAGAAAACTGATGGATGAATGTAATGATTTTGGGGAATTGTCTCCTAAAACAAGTTCAACTGAAATGTTAATTGATGAGTTTATTGCTGATTGTGAAGTGGAGGCAGCAAAACTTGAAGTAACCGTGGATTATTATCTTGCGGAATTTGTGTAAATATGATATAATACATAATGAGATACAGGACAATCTACAAATGACAGACCAGCAAAAAGAGTATAAAATTATGCTCCATGCTTCTAATGGATTACATTTGATTGATGATAGTGCAATTCATTTGACTAGGCAAGAAGCAGCAGATAAATGGCAAGGATATGTTGCAGGTGGCGAGAATCCTAATGATCTTAAAATAGTGTGGCAAGATGATCCTAGATATCCCACTCTTGAACCACGACCAGGATTTGTTCCCCCACCAACTTAAACTACATACAACAACTGATTTAATACATCATGGATGAACCTTATGTGCCACGGGTTAATGATTATGTTGTATGGGATAAAGGTGAATATGGTGTGGATGAGGGATGGGTTTATTTCTATGATGATTTGTATATCACGATAGAAACTGCTGTTAGATCTAAACCGGACGGTGGTCCGAAGGATAAGCATAAGTTCATTCACACTTTATTGTTATGTCATCATTGGAATTGGCATGAGTTAAAGTATATAAAATCTCGTGAATGTTCACATCCTCAACATTACTCAGAATGTGATAATTAAGGGGGTGACGCATAAAGTGCCACTATATTACAATCATTACTAAATTCATGAAACGACCTGCTGAAGTTCTTAGAAAAATGCGTGAATTGAGAGAAGCATGGCGCAAGCAAGGATTTCATTATACCAATGAACAACAAACAGAGTATGCTCGTTTACTCAAACTTCGCAGAGAAAGAGTTAAGTATTTTTATGCTAATGGAATGGTTTCTAAACCTGGTGCAAAGAAAGAAAAGGAGATAAATAACTAAAAACTAAGTCACATGCCTTACCATATCAAAAGACCAAGACCATTTATGTCAGGTGATGTTTATTACACAGGTGATGCTCAGTGGACTTCTACCTATGCAGATAGGAAACAGTATTCCTCTGATCCAACATCTTCAGTGATGAAAAATACAGATGGCAAGAATGGTGGATTTGCTAACGCAACTGCTGTATCTGAATGATGAAGACTTTTCAACAGTTTATTACTGAAGCATATGATCCTGAAATTCAGGGTAGATCTGAGATCCGTAAACAAGGGGAAGGTGGAAGGATTGATCGTAAAAGAAAGCAGACTGAACCTGAAAAGCGTAGGACTAAAGCAATAGGTGGAGGTAAAACTGCACCTGCTAAGTCATACAAACCACGTAAAGATATTGGTACACAGAAACCAAGGTCTACACGTGAGCAACAACCACAGAAAGAAAGAGGTAGTGCTGGACTATCTGCTAAAGAAGCACAAAAGAAAGCATATAGAGAACGTAAGGCAAGGGAATCCAGTGGTGCTGGTGCTCGTACAGATCTTAAGGGATCTTCAACCCAAACATCTAAGGATAAAGAGAAAGTAGCATCAAATCTTCTTACTCAGAAGGGTAAACCAAAGACTGACCCTAAGTATAAACCAACTGGTAAAAGTGCTTATGGTGGACCCAGTAAAAAGTCTTATTCTACTCCTGAACGTAAGGCAGTGTATAAGAAAGGTGAGAAGAAACTTAGAGACCTTAGATTAACAGCAACAGGTAAGCAGAAAGAGAGTGAGTTAAAACATCCTGTAACTGCTAAGGAAGTAGCACGAAGAAAGAAACAAAGGGGTGACGCATAAAGTGCCACTATAGTGTCCCTAGAAGCGTCTGTAAGGCGTTTCAATTGATTTTATGTATGGAATGTTGAAATGATTAAACTGCGTCCACATCAGGAGCGTGTTATTGAATCTATGGTCACCAATCCTAAAGGGCAGGTAATAGTCCCTACTGGTGGTGGTAAAACTTTGTGCATGATTAAAGATGCACAAAGAGAGTTTAATGCATGTTCTTGGGATGTATTTAATAAGAGACCTGAAAGAAAGACCATTGTAGTTGTATCGCCACGTATATTATTAGCACAACAACATAGTGAGAGTTTTGATGAGTTCTTAGGAATACATCCTATGTTACAACGTAAGATTTTGCACGTACATAGTGGAGATACTCATCATTTTTCTACTACTAATTCTGACACTATTAAACAGTGGGAGAAAGAGAGTTATCGTTATAATAAGTTAATCTTCACTACATATCATTCACTGCATAGAATACAAGAGTCTGGTATAAATGTAGATAGTGTATACTTTGATGAGGCACATAATAGTGTTCAAAGACATTTTTATCCTGCTACTGAATTTTATGCAGGTCTGGATAATGTTCGCTGCTATTTCTTCACTGCTACTCCTAAGTACAATAAGTCTATTGAAACTCCAAGCATGGATGATAAGGAGGTCTATGGAGAAGAATTAGAGAGAATTAGTCCTCGTGAATTGATAGACAGTGGATATATTCTACCACCTAAACTATTAGTCAAAGACTTAGAAATGACTGAGGCAGGTAGAACACCAGTCTCTAAAGAATCCACGCATTTAATAGAAACTATTGATGAATGTGGTGTGGATAAAGTATTAATCTGTGCAAGAAGAACAGCACAGATAGTTAATCTCCTAGATGAAACTGACTTCACTAAAGAGTTAGCGAGTCGGGGCTATTCTTGGATGTATATAACAGCGAAGACAGGTGCATATATTAATGGTAAGAGTGTAGATAGAGAGACATTCTTTGAAGTTCTTACTGAATGGGGTAAGGAAGAAGATAAGAAGTTTGTTGTATTGCACCACAGTATTCTTTCTGAAGGTATTAACGTGCCAGGATTAGAGGCAGCATTGTTTATGCGTAACATGAATCATATAGCTATTAGTCAAACAATAGGGAGGGTAATTAGGACGGGAGATAGTGATAAGAAGTTTGGTCTAGTTGCCATCCCTGTTTATGATCGAGTGGGAATAAGTACAGCAAAGAAAGTAACAGCAATGGTTGAGACTATCTTAGCATAAGGGGTGACGGTTAAAGTGCCACTATAGTGTAACCATACTAGGCACTCTATGACAAAACGCAGAACCCGTTCAAGCGCAACTGCAACAGTCAAAAAGTCCACTCCCGTTGTTACGTCTCACGTTGTGAGCGTAAATAAAGTTACTCAACCTCGTGTAATCATGACCGAATCAACAACCGCCTCAAAGATTCGCCCTGAAAAACCTAATCTTTCTTTGGAAGATTACCGTGCTGATATCAAAGTTCGTTATCAAATTCATGTTTATGAAGTTAATGAACTTTGGAAAGATATGGTCAAAGGTTACAACATTGCTCAACCATTTGTTGTTAAAACTGTAGACTACATCAAAGAATCATACGACAGAGCATTCAATGAGACGGAGGGACAGAAGGCAAACTGACCACTAAATCCCCTTCTAGGGGATTTTTTATTTTATACTATGATTATGAAAAACACTCACATCGAACATCCTGAAGATTCCATCCTAAACGGTGATTTGACCGTGCTTGACTGGTTTACTAGCAATGGAACTATTTCAGCAAAGATTGACGGTGCTCCCGCAGTAGTGTGGGGACGTAATCCCGCGTCTGGCAAGTTCTTTGTAGGAACTAAGTCTGTATTCAACAAAGTTTTAATCAAGATCAATGAATCGCATGAAGATATAGATAGAAACCACAAAAAACCAGTCAGTGACATACTTCATGCTTGCTTTGATTATCTTCCCCGTGTTGATAGTATTATTCAAGGTGATTTCATTGGATTTGGTGGTGAAGAATGTTATCAAGCAAATACTATCACATATTACTTTGATGAGATAGTAACACAAAACATTATAATTGCACCTCATACAGGATATCGTGCCGAGAAAGATTTAAGAGATTCTTTTGCATTTCCTTTAACAAAATCGTTACCAAGTAATGATGAAGTGTTATTTGTGAGACCTAATGTATCAATTAGTGAGCACAGAGATGATATAAAGGATATGTGTGATTTTGCCCGTCAAATGTCAACATTATGCGAGTTCCCTGATGATAAGACAGTCAAGAGGATTAAGAGGCATTTAAATGCATGTATTAAGACAGATGTTGAGATGGATGATATCACATTAGAAGCACTAGCACATGATAATGAATGTGATGTAAGTGTGTTACGTTTGTGGAAGTTAGTTGAGTCAATTAAGATGGATATGTTTGCATTTATTGATGCAGATGATTCTCTGGAATGTTACATTGGTGAAGAGAGATGTGACCATGAAGGTTATGTTCTGCACAATGATTATGGAACATTTAAGATAGTGAACAGAGAAGGATTTAGTAAAGCAAATTTTAGCATGGGGGTACAATCGCGATGACAGTATGTTTTTCCGGTGCATATACTGACTCAGAGTTAGCACGTAATGTGTATCAATTCTTTGAGTCAAAGCATCATCAACTGATTGGAAATTACGTGGTGGAAGTATATCATTGCGACTTAAGTGATGATAACGTGAAAGGATATCAAGAAAAGAATGGTGATGAGTTTTTGTTACATATTGATGCAAATTTAGATGAAGATGAATACATTAAGACATTATTTCATGAGTTAGTGCATTGTGCTCAGGATATCTTAGGATTAACTGATGATACAAAGAGAGAATGTGAAGCATATAAATTAGAGGAACAATATTATGCTGAGTTTATACAAGGGGTGACGGTTAAAGTGCCACTATAGTGAGAGACAAACCAGGCATTTGCGGAGCAAATTGCGGAGCATCGTAAGACCTGTTTTTGTCTCTCCCACTCACTTATCAGAGGATTTATGCCAACCAAAGAATTATCAGTTGAAGAAATCCTTCACCCAATTGAGTTACATTACCAGCGTTCAATTCCTGAAATGGTATTAGATTGGACGAAAGAGTTAGTAACAAGATTGCAAGAGGATTACGACACTAATTCTACAGCAGGTCGTTATGTGTTTGAGATACAAACCGGACGCAAATATCATAAGATAGTTGCTAAAGGTCAAGGAGTTCATGCCTTTGTTGATAAGAATACAGGTGAAGTTTACAAACCTGCTTCTTATAAAGCACCTGCTAAACATGTACGCTATGATCTAAGAAGGATTCATCAACGTAGAGAATGCTTTAGCAATGCAGATTGGGCAGGTGGTTACCTCTATATAAGGGGGTAATTGCCTTCCCTTTTTTATACTCATTTTCAGAACAATGACACCCTTAGATTCTCTTTACAATGCAATTATGAATTTCTTTCTTAACAAGAAAGAACCAGTGATTGATCCGTTCATTGAGAACTTAAAGGCAAAAGGTTTTGAGTTTGATGTAGAACGTGAGGGATGGAGTCGTGTTTGGTCTACTAACAATGAACAGGAAACATGTTTAGAGATCTATCAACAAGACGAGGACAATAATACATGGAAAGTAATAATGATTGGTGATAATGGTGATGTATTTTATGAACACCCAGTCCAGCAAACAAATGATGCAAATTGACACTCAAGGCAGAATTATCGGGTCATTCTTGATAGTAACTGCATACTTTACGATATTACACGTAAGCGCAACAGTTGGGGCTACGATGCATCTAATAGCAGACGCAATTAGCATACCATACTTTACAAGAACTAAAGCATATGATGTGGTGATAATGTTAACATTCTTAATGGTAATTTCCTTTGCTAAGTTATTATGAAACTCCCAACTGATTCAACCAAAGATCTTTATTACTATGCCAAAGAACAAAACAAAAAGTTAGATAAGATCATTGAATTGCTCTCCAAACTTGTTACCAAACCATGAAAACATTATTCGTTCCAATGAAACAAAAGGTCAACAAACACACCAGGGCAGGTATATATGGAAAATCCATAACTTGCCCAGTATGTGAACATCAACAGATCGTATATCACTTTGCCTGGAGTGCATTGGGTTGTACTGATTGCAAAGAGATGATTAACAAACAAAACTGGTATCTATCAGAGGTAAACTAATGAAATGGGAAGTACAATTGTATGTTTCAGGTTCAGTATTCAAAGAAGAAGTTCATGCCAAAGATTATCAAGATGCTAAGGAAACTGCACTAGCACGTAATCCAAAAGCAAGGGTAATTGCAGCAAATCCGAAACCATAAGGGGTGACGCTTAAAGTGCCACTATAGTGTAGGGGGTTGAGGATGCTGCCCTAAGCAGAGTTCGACTCCTCACCCCTTCTACACAAGTTTTTTCACTCTATTTAATTATGCCTACTTTGAAACTTA